GAAATGCCATGAACGCCGAGCACTCTAAGTAGTCGTTTCGTGGGCCGCTTGTGGGTGACGGTCGGGCCTCCTGCCTCTGGAAAATCACTGTGGGCGGTTGGTTCTGGCAAGCCGGTTGTGTCTCTCGATGAGGGGCGGTCGGGGTCTGATCCTCACAAGGTGTTTCTGTCTGCCCGTCGCAGGGTCCGCAAGCTGCTGGCCGATGGCGATGTGGTGGTGGATGCGTGCAGCCTCCAAGCCGCGACACGCGCTGGGTGGCTGAACCTGGCCGATGGTCAGGCGACGGCGGTGCTGTTCGATGTTCCTGCCGCCGAGTGTGTGCGCCGCAACTCTGAGCGTGGTTCGTCGGCTGTTCCTGATGCGCAGATGGAGCGGTTGTGTGCGCTGACCCCTGGCGCGTTCGCTGCGGTGTTCCGTGAGCCTTGGTCGGACGTTGTTGTCCGTGGCTGGGAGCCGGTCGTATCTCGGGAGTGGTGATGGCTGATCTTGTAGCGGCGGTGAACTCCGGTGATCGGCTGGCGTCCTTGAAGGCTTTGGCCTCGGACCTGGCAGTCATGGTGACTGACGCCGAACCCAGGAACGTCGCCGCCATAGCCAAACAGTTGCGGGACACGCTCACCGAGATTGAGCAGATCCCGAAGGAAGGCGAGGTGGACGCGCTTGACGAACTTGCTGCTCGCCGCACCACCCCGGTTCCGAAGCGCGCCGCCAGCGGTAGGAAGTGAAGGCGACCGCTGCATTGAGCTAGCCGCTATCGCCGGGATCGACCTGGACGATTGGCAGCAAGACGTGATCCGGCTGTTCCTTTCGACGGACCAGCGCGGTTGGTGGGCGGCTTCTGACGCCACGATGATCGTCCCCCGCCAGAACGGCAAGGGCAAGATCCTCGAGGCGCTTGAGATCTACTGGATGCTGTTGTGCGAGTCGGATCGGCTCATCACGCACACCGCGCACCGGGCGGACACGTCCAAGGAGCACATGCTCCGAATGCGGCGGCTGTTCGAGGATTGCCCGACGCTGCATAAGCGGTTGGCGCCGAACGGTATCCGGGTGTCGAACGGTGACGAGTCGATCACCCTCAAGGATGAAACCCGGCTGATCTTCAAGACCCGCTCCAAGGGTTCTGGCCGCGGCTTCGATGGGCAGAAGATCGTCTTGGATGAGGCGTACTACCTGTTCGACCTCAACGCGATGCTTCCCACGGTTTCGGCTCAGCACAACCCGCAGGTGGTGTTCGCCTCGTCGTCGCCGGTTGATGGCCCCGAGTCCGATGTGTTGCGCAAGATCTGCACCGATGGCCGCAAGGGCATCGACGGCATGGCGTACGTGGAGTGGTCGGTACCGCCTGAGTCCGATTTGGACGATGAGGCGAACTGGTGGGCGGCGAACCCTTCCATGGGAATCCGCTTGTCCGTTGAGTGGACCCGCAAGGAACGACGGCTCATGGATGATGCCGGGTTCGGCGCTGAGCGTTTGGGCATCTGGACCGAGACCGCTGAGGCTGCCGCGGTTATCCCGCCTGACAAGTGGGCCGCGGGCGCCCGGTCTGGTGTTGGTGAGGACTGGTTGGCTGATCCTGTTTCGTTCGGGATCGAAGGCAACCGGGAGAACGACTGGGTGACCGTCGTTGCTGCCGGGCACACCGCCGAGGGCCGGATCGGTCTTGACGTGGTGAGGCACACGGTTGGCACGGATTGGCTGCTGGATTGGGCCATCCAAGCGAACGAGACCCACAAGCCCGAGTGGTGGGTGTTCGACCCGAAGTCCACGACCGCCGACCTGTTCCAGCAGAAGTTCACCGACGCCGGTCTGCCGGTCATGGCGTGCGGGTTCAACGAGCGTGCTTTGCCGAAAGCTACGGCGGGTCTGCTCGATGACATTACGAACGACCGCATCGCCCATCTCGATAACCAGTTCCTAAACGCTGCGGTTGCTGGTGCCGCCCAACGCACCTACGGCGAGTCGTGGTTGTGGGACCGCCGTGCTGGGACGGTCATTTCCCCTTTGGTGGCGGCGACTCTCGCCCGTGCCGGGTTGGTGACTGCGCCTGAGCCTGCCCCTGTTCCGTTCCTCGTTCGCCGCTGAAAGGGTCCGCCGTGAAGCTGATCGACGTTCTCTTGGTGGCGTGTATCGCTTGCCTCACTGTCGCCGGGTTCCTTGCCTCCACGCCACTTGGTCTGGCTGCGGTGGGTTGTGGTTGCGGTGGCGCCTGGTGGCTGTTCTCTGACGATGGTGTTGCGTGAGGCGCATCGACCGTTTCCGGTCCTCCCCCACGCTCAACCGGTTTGGTCTGTCCGATCTGGTTGCGGCTGCTGATGCGCAGTTCAAGTTCGGTGGCATGACCTACCCGTTGGGGTTGGACACGACCTGGACCCCGAACGCTCAGGAACCGATCGGCAACAACTTCACGGCATACGCCCGCGCCGCTTACGCCGCAAACGGCATCGTGTTTGCTTGCATTGGTGTCCGTGCCCGCCTGTTCTCTGAGGTGCGGTTCCAGTTCCAAGACATGGCCCAGGGTCCCGGCAAGCTGTTCGGCAACCAGGACCTGGCGATCCTCGAGAACCCTTGGCCCGGTGGCACGACCGGTGACCTGTTGGCCCGCATGGAGCAACACGCCTCGCTTGCTGGCAACGCCTTCGTTTACCGGGATCGTCTGCGTAACCGGTTGAAGGTCCTTCGCCCTGACTGGGTGACGATCGTTACCGGCTCACGCGACACCGACGCTGACCCGAACGGGTTGGACTCGGAACTCCTCGGCTACGTCTACAAGCCCGGTGGGATGGGTTCGCAGGGTAAGGCCGTGACGCTGTTGCCCGAAGAGGTGGCGCACTACGCCCCGATCCCCGATCCCGAAGCCCAATACCGCGGCATGTCGTGGCTTACCCCGGTGCTCGGTGAGATCACCGCCGACAAAGCCGCAACAGAGCACAAGCTCAAGTTCTTCGAGAACGCCGCCACCCCGAACCTGGCAATCACCTACCCGAAGGAGATCACGCCAGACCAGTTGGATCAGTACCTGAAGCTGCTGGACGAGGACCATGCGGGCGTCATGAACGCCTACAAGACCTTGCACTTGGGCGGTGGTGCAGACCCGAAGATCATCGGTTCCACCCTGGAACAGGTGGACTTCAAGGCTGTTCAGGGCGCCGGTGAAACCCGCATCGCCGCCGCCTCCGGTATTGCCCCGATCATCGTCGGCTTCTCCGAAGGTTTGGACGCTGCCACTTACTCCAACTACGGCCAGGCGCGACGGGCCGTAGGCGACCAGTGGGCGCGTCCTGCGTGGCGGAACGTGGCTGGTTCGCTGGCTCAGATCGTCCCCGCCCCCAACAACTCGCGTCTTTGGTACGACCCCAAAGACGTGTCGTTCTTGCAAGAGGACCAGAAGGACGCCGCCGAGATCCTGTCCCGTGACGCTCGGACGGCCCGCGCCCTCGTTGACGCCGGATTCAAGCCCGACTCTGTGGTGTCTGCGGTGAAGGCGGGCGACCTGAACAAGCTTGTCCACTCCGGCCTGTATTCGGTGCAACTCCAAGAGCCTGGCAGCGACACCCCTCCGAACGGAGCTACCCCATGACCGATCTTCTTGTACGCCTCGCGCCCGACGTGGAGGTTTCGACCTCCGGCGATGGCCGCACCGTGACCGGCATCCTCGCCCCGTACGACCAGCCTGCCCGAGTTGACGACGGCGCCGGTCCGTACACCGAAGCCTTCGCCCGTGGTGCGTTTGAGGAAGCGATCAACGGCAACCCCGGCCGGGTGAAGTTCCTGCCGCACCACAACCGCACCGGCAACCCCCTCGGGCGCGCCACGTTGCTCCGTGACGACGCTGCTGGCCTCTACGGCGAGCTGTACGTCTCCCGCACGGAGGCAGGCGACGAAGTTCTCCAACTGATCCGAGACGGCGCCCTCGACGCTTTCTCGCTCGGTTTCATTCCCCGCACAGAGCAGACGGTCGGTGGAGTTGTCCACCGAACCGCGGTCCGCGTCCTCGAGGCGTCGATCGTGACCTTCGGCGCCTACCCCGGCGCCCTTGTGTCCGCCGTGCGATCCAACCTCCCCAGCCAACCCCCCGTGATTCTTGGTGAGGGTGTCGGTGAATCGTCCGTGGAGGACGGTTCCGGCGACCCGCAAGGTCTGACGGTGGTTCGGACAGGGATGACACCAAACGAACGCGAGCGAGCAATCGCTATCGCCAACCTCAGGAGCTTTCCTTGAATCCCACCGAAGAGATCACCGCGGGCGTCGAATACCTCGACGCTTGCATCCGCAACCTCAACACCGAAGCCGCTGAGCGCGAGTTCACGGCCGACGAACAGACCGCCTTTGACGAGGGCCTTGCGGAGCGTGCGCGCCTCGTTGCCCTGTTGGAGCGCCACAACCGTGTTGCTTCCCTCTCTGCGGTTCCCGCCGCAGTGGAACCCGGCCACGGCACCACCTTCACCGCCCCCAACGTGATCGTCCGCAACGACGACCCCGTTGACATTCGGACGGCCACCAACGCCGAAGTCCGCGACCTCGCCCTGCGCTCGATCGAAAGCGCCGACAAGCGCTACCTGAGCGCCATCGGCAGCGACCGGGCCACGGCAGCGGAACGGGCCATCAGCCAGGGATCGAACCGCAACTACGACGCCAACGTGGTCGCCCGGATGCTGGCTGCCAGCTCCACCCCGGCCTACGAATCGGCATTCGTGAAGTCGCTGGCTGGCCGCGCCGACGAACTTGACGCCGCCGAACGCGACGCCGTCGCGGTGTTCCGTGCCGCGTCGTCCACCCCCAACGCTGGCGGCTACGGCGTGCCCGTGCTCATCGACCCCACCATCGTCATCACCACCGGCATCAGTCGCAACCCGCTGATCAACGCTTGCCGCGTCGAAGCCATCACCACCGACGTGTGGAAGGGTGTTAGCGCGGCTCAGGCTGCCTGGTCGATGGACGCCGAAGCCACCGAGGTTTCGGACGACGCCGCGACGTTGGCGCAGCCCACCATCGCCACCGAGAAGCCCCAGGCGTTCATCCCGTACTCGATCGAGATCGGCATGGATTACCCCGGCTTCGCTTCGGAGATGGGTCGCCTGTTGACCTCCGGCTACGTGAACCTCGTGGCTTCGCAGCTTGCCATCGGTACCGGCTCCACCCCGCAGACCACCGGCCTGTTCGTGGGCACCACCACCACCGTGAACGTCGCAACCGACAACACGCTGGCTGCCGCCGACATCGACGCGATCTATGCCGCCACCCCCGAGGACTTCCGGGCCAACGGCAAGTGGGTCATGAACGTGGACGTGGAGAACGAGATCCGTGCCTTCGGCTCGGGTACCGCCACCTCCCGGTTCACCGTCGATCAGACCGCCGCAGGCATCACCTTGCTCAACGGCAAGGAAGTCATCCTCACCGACCACGCTCCGGCGTGGGCAGGCACCGACGGCCAGAACATCTTGGTGTTCGGCGACC